GCGAATCTTCTAAGAAACGCAAGCGCCCTGTAAAGAAGAAGATGAAGGACGGCGGCTATATTGCTTACGGCTGCGGCGGAGTTATAGAGGGGCGTCGTAAAGAGACGAATAACTACTGATGGCGAAGAAGGACAACTCATTACGCAAATGGTTTTCCCAGAACGATGGAAAGGGCTGGGTTGACTGTAAAACAGGGAAACCTTGCGGTCGTCAAAAAGGCGAAAAGCGTAAGGGGTATCCTGCATGTCGTCCAACGATGGCGCAGTGTACTTCGGCTTCGAGGAAAAAGAAATCTTCAAAGCGCATCAGTTGGAAAAACAAGAAGGCCAATGGTGGCTTAGTAAGAGTGTTTTAAGAATAGAAAGGAATGTGGTATGAAAGATTTAAGCGGAGACAACAAGATCACGAAAAAAGATGTTCTTATTGGTCGTGGCGTTATTGAAAAGAAAAACGGCGGCATGGTTAAAAAGGGCTATATGGGCGGCGGCATGGTTAAAAAGGGCTATATGGGCGGCGGCATGGTTAAAAAGGGCTACAAAAACGGCGGTTGTGTTATGGCTGGTCGTGGCGGGTCGTATAAAGGCGAGATGTAATGACAACTTCAGGTTCAAGAGACTTTAACCTTGATGTCGGTGAGATCATCGAGGAAGCATACGAGCGGTGCGGAATAGAGGTACGCACGGGTTACGATGCCAAGACGGCACGTCGGTCTCTTAACCTGATGTTCGCCGACTGGGCTAACCGCGGCATAAACTTGTGGACAGTGAAGGAAGGCACGATCACGCTTACGCAGGGTCAAGCTACTGAGACGTTGGCTACTTCGGTGGTTGATGTCCTTGAAGTAGTGCTTCGCCGGGGCGGTACAGATTACGAGATCGAGCGTATTAGTCGGGGCGAGTATGTGACGCTGCCTAACAAGACTACGCAGGGTCGGCCTAGTCAGTACTGGTTAAACAAGCAGATTGCTCCGATAATTAATTTGTGGGCTACTCCTGAAAACTCCACGGATCAGTTGATTTATTATTATCTTCAGAGGATCGAGGACGCCGATGCGTTGGTCAACACTACTGATATGCCTTTCCGTTTCTATCCTTGTATGGTTGCTGGTCTGGCCTATTATATCGCCATGAAGCGTACTCCGGAACGGATTCAGCTTTTGAAGGCTGTTTACGAAGAAGAGTTCCAACGTGCAGCGGATGAAGACGAGGATCGAGTTCCGTTGAAGTTACAACCTAGTATGAGGTATATGAGGGTATAATGGCTTACGCGTCTGGTAAAAACGCATGGGGAATATCTGACCGTTCTGGCTTTCGGTATAGACTGAGAGACATGAAAAAGGAGTGGACGGGTGCGCTTGTGGGTCCAGACGAGTGGGAGCCCAAGCACCCGCAGCTTTATCCTCCGAGGGCATACCCCGATCCGCAGGCTCTTCGTGACCCTCGTCCAGAGAGTGGTTTAGCGGAGCAGAGAAATATTCAGTGGAGTTGGAACCCTGTGGGTGGACCTCCTGACAACGGTATAAATCCGCCAAACAACTTAGTAGCTGTTGGGTCGGTAGGAACGGTGACGGTGACAACATGAGTATGACATATGGCGAACTGAAGCAGGCTCTTCAGGATTACACGGAGAATGACGAGACGACTTTCGTCAACAATCTTCCGTTGTTCATTCGTTTAGCCGAGGAGCGAATACTAAAGAACGTGTCGCTTAATCTGTTTCAAAAGAATCAGTTTGGCAACATGACCAGCGGCAATCAGTATTTGGCTGCGCCTTCGGACTTTCTTGCCCCTTTTTCTTTGAGCTTTGACACGGACGGGGACGCGGAGTTCTTGTTGTTTAAGGATTTAGACTTTGTGCAGACGTACACCCCTGACCCTACTACGACTGGAACTCCTAAATACTATGCGCAGTTTGATGTTGACAACTTTATAATCGCTCCGACTCCGGACGCAAATTATACTGTGGATATTCACTATCTTTACCGCCCGGCATCGATTACTGCTGGGGCGGATAGTGGTACGACCTGGCTAAGTCAGAACGCTGAGTTGGCTTTGTTGTACGGATCATTGGTTGAGGCCTACATCTTTATGAAAGGTGAGCCTCAAATGATGCAGTTATACGAGCAGAGGATGCAAGAGTCTGTTGCTCGCTTGAAAAACCTTGGCGAGGGCCAAGAAACTATCGACGAATACCGCAAGGGACCCGTCACAAGACAACGCACATAAGGAGAAACACAATGGCCTTTAATGGTAATTTCATGTGTACGACTTTTAAGCAGGGTCTCCTGAACGGGGACTTTGATTTTAGTTCGGACACATCACACACTTTTAACATTGCACTGTACACGAACAGCGCAGTTCCAACTGACTTTGGGGGGACTGGTTCTGACATGGACGCTAGTGTTGCGTTCTACGCAGTAACTAACGAAGTGCCTGACACGGGCACGGGCAGCAACCCGTACGCTGCGGGCGGCGGTACGCTCACTATTTCTACGAACCCAGACACAAGCGGAACAACTGCGTTTATTAGTTTTTCGACGGAGACGTTTACGAACGCTACGATTACAGCGCGTGGCGCGATCATTTACCGCTCGGACGGCTCTGCTCCGACGAATGACGCTTGTGTGGTTCTGGACTTCGGCGCGGACAAAACCTCAACATCTGGGGATTTCACCATTACGTTTCCAACGGCGGATGCTTCTAACGCCATTATCCGAGTAGGCTAATGGCTGATATTATCGTAGCCTTTAAGGGCTGGAACTCTTCTGCGCAAGCGTGGGGTTCCAGTACTTGGGGTAACGATAATGCGTTGCCTGGTGCCGTAGGAGCGGTAAACAGCGTTACGGTTGACGGTGACGCTAACGTTCCCACAACGGGTCTTGAGGCTACGGGTGGTGCAGGCGAAGTTACAATTTCGGCTTCGGCATCCACCCCAGTTCTTGGCGACACGGGTGTATTTGGCACAGGCCAGGTTGGCGACCCCACTATTACTGGGGACTCCAACTTTACTGTCACAGGCGTTTCAGGTACAGGCGAAGTTGATGACGGGACGGTAGTTTCCGGCGGATCGAGCGTTGGGGCTACGGGCGTTTCAGGTACAGGTGAGGTTGATGACGGCACCACTGTCACTGGTGGCTCTAACTTTACCGTCACTGGTGCATCAGGCACGGGTGAGGTTGGTGACGGCACCATTGTCACTGGGACATCTACGTTTGAAGTAAGTGGCGTATCGGGCACAGGTGAGGTTGACGACGTCACTGTTGCCGCTTCTTCCAGTACAACAATTCTTGGTGACACGGGCGTTTCCGCGACTACTGCGGTGGGCGATCCGACTGTCACTGTTGAGAACAGGTTCCCTGTTACGGGCGTTTCCGCGACGGCTTCCGTAGGAAGTGTACTTGTTTGGGGAGCTATTGCTCCAAATCAGGATCCGAGCTATACTCCGATCAACCCGTCGCAGTCTCCTTCTTGGGCAGACGAAACACCGACGCAGCTCTCAGGCTTTACGCCTACTACACCAACACAATCCCCTGGCTGGTCTGAGGACAGTCCTTCGCAGTCTCCAGGATGGACCCGCAAAGCAGCATAGGAACACACCATGCCTAGTACATATACAACGAATAACGGCCTTGAAAAGATTGGAACCGGAGAACAGTCCGGTACATGGGGCGATACCACAAACCTTAACTTTGACATTTTGGATCAAGCCCTAGACGGTCTGGTTACAATTACGGCAACAGACACAGGGTCCAGCGGATCTCCTAACACGCTTCCGATTACGGACGGAACTTTATCTGATGGGCGCAATCGCCTGATTATTATTACAGACGGCGGCGATTTGGGCGGCAGCGTTTATTACCAGCTTACGCCAGCGGATGCGGAGAAGATCGTATTCTTGCGCAACAGCCTATCTGGTTCACAAGATTTGATTCTGTTCCAAGGGACGTACAACGCGGCTCGGGACCTAATTGTTCCTGCTGGCAAGGATGTTATCATTAAATTCAGTGGCGGTGGTACATCAAACGCGGTTGTTGCGCCTGTGTTTGCGGATTTGAGTTTGGATGCCGCGACTATTGCGTCTGCCGATATTAACGGCGGTACGATTGACGGGGTCACGATTGGTGTAACTTCGGTTGCTACGGTTATTAACGTCGATAACTTGAAGCTCGACGGAAACACACTTTCGTCTACGGACACGAATGGAAACGTGGTTCTAGCACCGAATGGGGACGGCGACGTGCAGTTGGACGCGGACACGGTTCGTGTGGGCGACAGTAACAATGACGTTACTATTACGACCAACGGTACGGGGGATCTGACCCTTAACACCAACGGCGGCACAGACTCTGGTTCGATTGAGATCCAAGACGGTGTGAATACAAACATTATTGTTACAGCCAACGGCACAGGTAAACTGGAGCTGGCGAATGGTGACATCACGACATCGGCGGCGTCTGGTTCGGATGCAGCGGGTCAAGACCTGACAATCCAAGCGGGTGCGTCTACAGGTAACGCGGCTGGCGGTGACATGATCTTCCAGACGACACCTGCGGGTGCGGGGTCTGGTTCTGTCCTTAACAGCTACACCACGGTTCTGACGCTTACAGACGACAGCAAGATGCAAATTGGTACGTCGACCGCGGTCAACAGCATCTTGGACGAAGACGATATGAACTCGGACAGCGAGACAGCGTTGGCTACACAACAGTCTATTAAGGCTTATGTAGATAGTCAGGTAGGCACGGTTGATACGCTTGCTGAGATTCTAGCGAACGGCAACACGACTGGCGGTACGGATATTGCGGTATCTACTGGCGACGACATTACGTTCGCGGACGACAGCAAAGCCATCTTCGGCGCTGGGTCAGACCTTGAGATTTATCATTCAGGTACTCATAGCTTCATTGAGGATAAAGGAACTGGGAACCTATACATAGATGGTTCATCATCTGTTGTAATAAGGGGCGACACTGCCAGCACAATATCTGCTGTCTTTAATGACAATGGGGCAGTAAACCTTAGATATGACGGTGACATCAAACTCGCCACCACCAGCACAGGCGTAGACATCACGGGTACTTTGACCAGCGATTCGCTGACTGTGGATGGCGTTGCAACTCTTAACAGAACAAATCCTATTTTAATCTTTAATGAAACAGACACCACTGACTTAAATGCTGGTCTGAATTTAAATGGAAGTTCATTTGCGGTTGCAAAATATGCGGATGCTGGCAACAAGGTTAATGATATCTTAAGTATAGACATTTCCACAGGCGACATCTCCTTCTACGAGGACACAGGCACCACGCCAAAGTTCTTCTGGGATGCTTCAGCAGAACGCCTTGGTATCGGTAATAGCAGCCCTACCACAACTCTTGACGTCACTGGCACGATCACCAGCGATGGGCTGACTGTGTCTCCATCTGGAACACAGCAGGTTCTTGCTACCTTGAGAGCAAACTCTGGCTCTGGTGGTGGTCTTGTCGTTCAAACAGATGCGTCAGACGATGGACTTATTCGTGGCTACGATGGTTCAGGTAATATTCAATTACAGTTTGATACCGACGGTGGTGATAATTATATTGCTCAAGGCAATGTTGGCATTGGGACGACTTCGCCTGCTACATCTGTTAGTGGGTCTGCGCAAGGTTTAGCTATACAGCACAGTAATGTTGCGTACATGAGTTTGGACAACACTGGTTCATCGGGCCGTAGATATACTATGTATAGCAACACTGGCGGTAATTTAGTGACTTACGATGAAGATGCAGCTTCAACTCGTATGGTCATCGACAGCAGCGGTAACTTGCTGGTGGGTAAGACTTCACTAGGTATTGGCATAACAGGTAGTGAAATACGTGCTGGCGGTCAGCTTTTAGTAACAGCAGATGGTGATAATCCAGCAGATTTTAACAGAAAAACTTCTGATGGTGTTATTGCGTTATTCCGCAAAGACGGCTCCACGGTGGGGAGTATTGGGGTAGTAGACAGTCAATCTACAGGTGAAAAGGCTCTGTATATTGGTACGAACTCCTCAACAACATTAGACGTAGGGTTGATTTTTGATTGCGGCCCGAACGAAATACATCCTGCGGATGCAAACGGTGTAGCCCGTGATGCTGCAATTAATTTAGGGGGCGACAACGAACGCTTCAAAGACCTCTACCTCTCTGGCGGTGTCTACCTTGGCGGCACTGGGTCGGCTAATAAGCTGGATGACTATGAGGAGGGGACTTGGACGCCAACCATAACATCATCAGGAACTAATCCAACAGTAACTTATTCTGCTCAAGCTGGAAAATATACAAAAGTCGGTAATATGGTTACAATTTTTTGTAGGCTTGATATTAATACTTATTCAGGAGGGACAGGAGTTGCAAAACTTAGTGGATTACCATTTACGATTAGCAATGATCAGGCTAATAACGGAAATGTTTATTGCCTAACTGATTTACTTTCTTTTGACCGTAGGACTGTTTCTATGCAAGCCATAATAGGATCAGCAACTATGCAACTTGTTGAAAATGGTGGAACAACTTCTTCACATGCAGGGATGGCGATTACTGACCTTAACGCTAGTTCTGTAGTAAGGTTTCAATACAGCTATTTCGTTTAATAACCCACTGCATAGCTTTGGGTAGTCAGTCCAAGCCATAAAGGAGATAAACATGGCATTAACTAAAACAGAAAAGAACGACAAGATTGAGGTGATTAACCAAGGCGACTGGTCTTGCGTTCAAGTTCGCACAGTTACAATCGTGTCAGAAGATGGCGCAGAGTTAGGCAAGTCATACCGCCGCCATGTGGTAATGCCTGACGCTGACCTGTCGGCAGAGGATGCAGACGTATCTGCGATCTGCACAACCGTATTCACCCAAGCGGTTAAGGATGCTTATGCCGCACACTTAGCAGCACACTTAGCAGCACAGGAGACACCATAATGGCCGTAACTTACACTTGGACTATCCCCACTTGCGAACACGACATCGCAACAGGTGGAATTAACGTAGTACACTGGCGCTGCACAGGTGTTGAAGGAGATCACTCTGCGTCATCGTATGGCACAGTTGGGCTAACACCTGACCCTTCTTCACCTGACTTCACACCCTATGCCGACGTTACTGAGACACAGGCTCAGGGTTGGGTGTGGGAAAGCGTATCACAAGATGATACAGAAGCTGCGCTGGCGTCTAAAATCGACGCGCAGAAAAACCCTACGGAAGCCTCTGGCACCCCGTGGTAAACCCCAACTGAAAAGGAGATCACGATGGCTGAGAAACAAACAAAAACCGTCACGATCAACGGTACTGACTACACTGAAGACCAACTTACAGACGAGCAGAAGGTTATGGTTAACCACGTTGCTGACCTAGACCGTAAGATGGGTTCGGCGCAGTTTAACCTCTACCAACTCGCAGTCGGCAAGCAAGCCTTTATGGACATGCTGACAAAATCGTTGGAAGCTGATACAACGGAAGTAGCAGCCGAATAACATGCTGGGAGTAACATGAATGCCGCTGACCAAGCTCCAGTTTCAACCGGGAATTAACCGCGAGACCACGTCCTATACAAATGAGGGCGGGTGGTTTGATATGGATAAGGTCAGGTTTCGGTTTGGCTTTCCAGAAAAAATAGGTGGGTGGGAGAAAATCTCAGCCACCTACTTCTTAGGGTCCTGCCGTTCCATTCATCCGTGGGTCGCGCTCGACCGTTCTCGGTACTTGGGCATTGGCACACACCTCAAGTACTAT